ACTAGTTATTTATTGGTATGACAATTCCCTTCCTGGATTCGACTGGCATTGGGCAGCTCTTTCTATTAAATCAGGAGAGCATATAAATCTCCCCACAGTAGAAATACTTCAATCACAAGGAGAATTTATCATTCAACAAATAATTTCGGAAAGTTCATATAATGCAACAATATCATTTAGTAGCGGCTCTGTTAATGAATGGTACATCGCAGAGAATAGTATTGCTTTCATCCTTCTTTTCCGTGTATTTCTCACTCTATTATTTATGACCATACTGTGTTATACCTTTTTCCTTATGGTTTTCAATGGATATCGAAAGTATCATAGGCGAATGAGACCAATAAAACTCCATATCATATTATTCGGTGAGACTGTTGCTTATATATACTATCTTACCATATTGAGTTGTATCTTCGCTATTTGTTATGTAGGAGTTGATCCTATGCATTCCCAAGGCCTTTACAATGCTATGATAGATTCAATCTTCACTACATTAAGTTTACCTTTATCTTTCATTACAACTTTTCTTATTGCATATTCTATATGGAATGGTCTCCGTGAGTTATCTATCATCGACAAAACACAGTCATTTCGTAAGATCATATTATCATTGATAACCTTTGCTACACTCGTCTTTCTTTCTGATCTTATAAGTTCAATCCTAAAGGGATCTTACAGAATATCAGAGAGTTATGTAGATATCGCTGGTACAATCTATCTTCTATTTCCTATAGTTGCTATTATATTCTTTCTTATTGTCTTCTTTCGTTTTAGGAATATTTTCAGTGATAAGATTGATAATGATGATAACGTCTTTTATCGAAGATTTAGAAATGTTACTATTGGACTATCTGTTCTGTATGGTTTATGGCTAATAGCTATAAGTCTTGGATTTACTTCTATCATAACATATCCATCTGGAAGAATTAGTATGTTCTTTTTCTACTTTTTCCTTACTTCACTTATTCATATAGTACATTTATACTTTATCATGATAGAGCCTTCAGAAAGTAAAGACTTACCCAATACGAGTACTGATAGTACAAGTGAGATATAAAAACGATAAATAATAAATACTATCAAGATAGTATTTATCGATCATGAGATATTCTAGAATACTTATATTAAATATTGCTAGCATTTACCAATAAAAACATCTCTCTGTGTGATCAGTACACAGAGAGATGTTTTTAAATAGTCAGGCAAATGGTTATTTCTTCTCTTCCTCGTTCTTTTTCAACAGACCAATCGATAATCTCAAGTAGATCTTCCACTCTCAACATTACATCAGGATTTCTCTTTCCCCAGATGATAAGCTCTTCTTTTGATTTAAAGGTAGTTTTATTTCCTTCCTCATTAAAGCCTATCGGAAGATAGCTAATTAATTCATATCGTTCTGTTGGTTCACCAACAAACACAGAGTCACTTCTTCCCACTGAACTATCTGGAAGAGCAAAACCGAGAATTGACCATCCGTTATATTCACCGTGAACAAGACTAAAATTACGAGGAGAACTAGCACGACAATATTTACTGTCAAAGATGCTAAAATCGACCTTCAGTTGTTCTGATAGATTTGATAGAAGAGTATGAACATAGTATTTACCAGCGCTGACATTACAAAACATATTAATTGGTCCGAATGATGTATGTTTTGTGAGTTTGAATGAGACATCCTCATTGAATGTTACTGATACTAACTTTCCCTCCATTTTGGATGTGTTGGCAATACTTAATATATGTCGAATCAAATATTAAATCAAACTGTTCGGGATACCGAGGATCTACTCTGGGTACTGCTTCGATAATTTATCAACATAGTGTACCGTAAGATCTTCCAGTATTTTCTCTCCTTCCTCTGATAAACTAATTAATTTCTTACCAGCTCTCGCATCATACTCCTCATATAAGATTATTTTAATAGCGCTTCTTATAATATCAAAGCAATAAATATACATTTGTATTTGTGATGGAGATTCTCGAGGTTGTCTGTTATAATTAACATCGGCTCCTTGTTTACTAGAAAAATCAAAACCAAAGTATCTTATTTGATATGGAGATATTAATGAAGTTTCGTCTGATCTTATTATCGCGAGATTAAAGGAATCTCCAGAATCAGGAAGTTCATAAGCATACATGATTGGTATTTCCATTAAGAGAATCTTAAGGATAAAATCCCAAGCAACAGTATCTCTCAAATCTTGATTACTTGTGACAAATATTCCATTCTTATCATCGAAGTATCGATCTTGTCCATTGAGATCATAAACGTAAATACCTTCTAATGCTAAGGACGAAAAACTTCTAGAAATAAAGCAAGGAATCCCTAGATCATTATCCTCCATTGATTTATATACTTGACCTTTCTTGTGTTTCGGTGATAATAATCCATTTCGAGTTAATAAATCAGACATACCAACTTCTTCATCTATCATACCGGGCCAGTAAGAATTAGCTTCTCTTATCGATGATGGTAATACTAAAACCAAATTGTCTGTCAAGTTATAAGCACACTTACTACCTCCACATCCTACTCTTTTCTTACTCGTAGTAACGATTGTAACACCATCAACCTTGACATAAAAAGTTCCAAGATTAATTAGATCCTTGAGGTAATTTCCCAGTGTCGACATTTCATTATTACAATATAATTATATTGTAATAATCCTTTTTAAACAATATAAGGAGAGATGTCTATTCCTTCCCAATTCTCATTAGATACATTTTCTCCTCTAATCTTGCTGGTGACATGAACAGAATCTCTTATTCGAAACGTTACATCAGGATATTTTCTACCAAAAAGTAACAGTTCGGTCAAGGAATGGATAATGAATTCCTTCTTATCCATGATTTCGATTGGATCCAATCCTCTCATTACGTAACCGTCAGAATCTCTTATCATCTGACAATTACTGTTGAATCCAAGAAACGACCATCCGGGATCCTCTTTGCATATTCCAATGTCGAAAAAAGTTTCGGATGTTATCTTACAAAAGACAAAATTCTTCCAAATTCCAGGTTCTGCTATTTCAACAGTAACACCGAGATCGGTCGAAAGTTTCTTCAATAAAGAATTAAGATTATATATTGTCTTTGGAACATGAGAAGCATATTTTTCAGACTTCTTATTCAATTGGAACACAATATCCTTATCGAAAATAACCATCTGTGATTCTTCCTTCTCCATGATGTCCTATTTAACAATTGGAATATATATTAATATAATATTGCATCAATATTATATTAATCGTCTTTAAATTACACGTGGGAGATTCCACTTTATCTCCTCGTTTTTAAATTATAATAAATTCACTGAGGTCTACCCCCACCCCTTCTTTATCTCATTGATGATATAAGTATAATCCTTTATTCGAAATCCTACGTCAGGAAACTTATCACCAAAAGACTTTAATTCTGATATGGAGTAAACAATATATGTACTACTCTTAACCGTTATCATTGGATAATTACCATCTAGCGACCAAACATTGAGAGATGTTTTTATCGAGCGTCTACAAAACCATTCACGAAATCCGAGTACAGACCACCAATCTCCTTCCCGATCATCGAGTAGAATAAAGCCAGTCTTACTTGTCGCTTTGCACATAAGGTTACCATCGATAATATTAGCAACAAAGTTCACCTTTAATTGCTCCGAGAGTTTACTCAAGAATTGGTTCACCTTATAGAATCCCTTGTCGAAAACACAAGAAAGTTTCACGTTTTTCTCATCAAAGATAGTGAATCTCATAGAATTACTAAGTTTAATTAGATAGTTTTCCATGATTATTTCTTCTGATATCACACTAAACATACTAAGATTATTTTTAATCAATATTAACATTCAGCATAAAAAGAAACTTGCATTCATATTAAATGTTTCGTGTATGCGACGTTAAGAATAAGGTTGATGTCAATTTACCAGAAGGACTTCCAAGGTATCTCTTCATACGAGATGATAATGATGGAGTAACTGGTTGGTTGCACACAAGAGGAAGGACGACTGGACCATTATGGGACGAAATTAAACCACTAGTAAATAAAGAGTATAGTATTATCGATGCTGGTGCTCATCTTGGCATTTTTGCTATTGAATTTGCAGGTTTGACTAATAAGAAATATTACTGTTTTGAACCACAGAAGGATCTTTACTTACAATTATGTGCCAATCTCTTACTAAATGGTCATTGCAAAGTAGCCGTTCCTTATGGTTGCGGTCTTGGTACTCTTGAACAAGATGGAAGCTATGTCGGCATTTACGATTCACCCGAAAATCATAATGATACTACTCGCTTAGTTGGATCAGAAGCACCACCTAAATTCTATGGATCAAAAGATGAAGTTGTCGATCAAGTATTGATAAGGGCTCTCGATAAGGTAATACCATCTTTTGATAAGATAGGATTCCTTAAGATAGATGTTGAGGGATATGAGATACATGTTCTTAATGGAGCATTACAACTTCTCGAAAGAGATAAACCATTAATTCTTATTGAATCTTTTGAAGAACCATCTAAGTGTCACACCTTCGATCCTTTGAAGAAATTAGGATACTCCATCTTCAAGACTTTCAACAGTAGTATAGATTATATAGCAGTGCATCCAGAGAGTACTACCGTAGATTTTAACACCACTTTAATAAAGTGGGTTATCAACAATGAGGATATTCTGATAAAGAATAGTTCATTCAACATAATCATCGAGATCATCTCTTCAATTGTTCCTAATGACAAAATGTCAGAAACAGAGCTATTTTCTTATTATCGTCTTCTAATGAAAGCTTATTATGAAACGAATGACAATAATAACTATAACAAGATGTCTCATAACCTTATTCATTCCCTTGAACAAGGTTATTTGGATAATATATGGAAATCTCATTGTGATCATATCAAGATACTCCTGTCTATTGTCCCATTATCAAGATATGATAAACAGATAATTCTAACACCAGATAGCATCGTCTCAATTCAAGTAAGAGATAATATCATCCCTTATATGGACAATGAACATATAGACGTGTTCATCCAATTATTAAATGGTTTATCATCTGATAGTACACTCAAGGATTATTTGAGAGTCATTATCAATCTGAGAAAGATGACTCATGACAAGATCAAGTTCTACTTTACATACAAAGTAGAAAAGGATTCATATTGGAGACTTCAACATTGTAACCCAAGCCTCATTTAATCTTAATCGGTGCAAATCCAGCTATGAGTTATAAATATCTGAACATTCTGGTTATCCGGAGAAAGAGGAAATATCTTGTAATGTATCTCATTATCAGAGAGAGATTCTTCATAGTATACTGACTCTTTTTCTGTTTTCTTTCCCTTTGATCTTATTTTTCTTTTATGTGAAATCATTCTAGCTTTATCAGTCAGGATATGTTCCCGCTTATTTTCAATTCTAACCATTTTAAACAACAAAATAATCGTAATATAATTATATTACGATGGTTCATTTTTATTATTCAATGACTATCTAAATACGATAGTCCTTATTGGATGATGGAGAGTCTTTTGTATAAAGTAAGAGAGGCCAGAATATCTCTCGATTGGTCTATTAGATATGAACAAAGAAATAAGAATACTGTTTCCAACAATGACAATACTATCTCGGATTATTCTCCGCATATCAAAAATGTATCAGATATCTCTAAAATATCATCGAATAAACCAGTACAAATACCTATGGATATCTTACTAAAAGATACTGATACCCTTTTAGATAAGAAAGAAGGTCTTAAGTTGTTACAAAATATAGAATTCTTTCTTACTCTCGAGAGAGTATCTCCTTATAGAGATACTCTCGCAAAGTGTCTTTTACATGCTTATAAGCAGTCACGTAAGATCTATGATGATCTAAAGAATTTTGTTATTAATAATCTCAGTAATGAACAAATACTCACGCTATTCCATGAGATGACATCGATAGTTACCAGAGAAATAGAATCCCTTCATAATAATATAACGAGAAATGAAATTAATCGAGAGATAGAATATGCAGCAGAATCCTCTTTACACAATAATAAGGAAAGATGGATTTCATATCAAAGAGATATCCTGAAGGATTCAGATATATATCAACAGATTCAAATACTGAATGATCTAAGAAATAAGCTTAATTCTGCTACTCCTGGTTCGACAATATTAGTGATAAATAAGATAATTAATAATGGTCTCTATAACTGTATTAGAGATATCACCAATAGAAGAACATCGTTATAATACATACTAAGTTATGTATTAGATATGATAGGAAGAAAAAAACAATCCTATTCATTGTTGGAATAGGATTGTTTTTTTTTACATTAGAGCAAGATTATCATCATTCAACAATGGTTTCAATGCAGAGAGAAGAAGTAATCTGTGATCACTAATACTCTTGAAGCTGATCGGGATACATTGTACATTATGAATAAGATCCATTGAATCACAAATACTCTTAACTCTTCTGGTAGAAATGAGATCTGTCATTACACAACAGAGAGTATGAGGCATCCTACTTCTTTCCAATTCTTTGAGCTTTAATTGGACATGTAGAAGACTGGAGACAGAGATGACGTTGAACATCAAGATGATGTGATCTATTTTAACACCTTTCACATGTTCCTCGCTAAGATCTCTACAAGTATACAATCTCAATTTAATAGAACCTTTCCATGTTTGTAATGTGAGATTCGTGACTTTCCCATCCATCTTAATATAATTTCTTTCGAATGATTTACCAAGTAGTCTCTTGATGAATAGCGATTTACCAGTTCTTGCTCCTCCGAGAATAGCGATGTTGTATGTTGGTATATTAGAAGACATTTTGTTAGCAAGTATTAGAAAAAAAAAATGTTGTGTTATGTTATATGATTTGAGCTCGTCATATGTTCCTATTAAATCGATCATTTTTTCTATTCCTTAATAAATATAAATAGTTACTGTCACAATATTACTACCGTCAAGTACTGACATTGAAATATTTTTAATTAAGTATTCACAGTAATATTACATTTTCGATTTAGAAGACTTTTCGATTAAATTTAATAAGAGATAGAATGGTTCTTCACAATTATACCCAGTCCTAGCACTAATAAAGCAATAAGGAACATGAAGACGTTTACGTATGAGGAGTGGATATCGAATTAGATCACACTTATTACCACAAATAATTTTAGGAGTGTTAAAGGACATTCGTAATAAGTCAAGATGTCCTTTAATACTTTTAAAACTACTTTCATCAGTCAAATCAAACATAAAAATAATACCATGTATATTGACATCTTCAAGTAATTTATTGTCAGTAGAATAACATTTGTATATCTTTAGATCAACATTTCTTTCTGGAATGTTTATGATGTTATCGTTATGATTGCGTCTTTCGATAAATGTTGATTTACCAACATTTATATCACCGATAATAGCGATGTTATATGTTATTCTTGAAATGGACATTTAATCATACATTACTACCAATTATACTAATGCACCTATCATTTTACATAAAAATAATCCATATTCTGGGTAGTATGGATTATTTTAACATGATAAGAGGAATGGTAGGAAAGTTGAATCCTGATATCAATTCTCCCATTTTTAGTAAAGAGAAGGATCCACTGAGACGTCTCTCAATGAATGACGTTGTGTTAGAGAGATGACGCGGTGTGGATGTTAAAAATCAATGTTTTAACCTTGTGATTTTTCTATTTCCCCTGAAAGAAAAACAGTATGCTATTATATACTGTTTTTTTTTAATCTTCAATAAAATCTATATAAAATTTAGTTTATCATCATATAGATGCCTTAACATATCAAGAAAGAGTTGCTTACAATTATGGAATGTGCGAGCACTAATCGGATAGAAGGTTATATTAACCGATTTATTGACTATATCAGTGATAGTGGTAATTAGTTCATCTGATACAAGGTCACATTTATTACCACAAATAATAGAAGGAATAGTATTTAGATGCAAAGAGTCATAACTATCTATACTGGATTCAAAGGTAGATCTGTCTTTCATATCGAACATATAAATAATAAAACTAATATTAACTCCTTTTACATGAGAATCATTAGGTGTCTGACAATCATATACTCTCACTTTTATTCTTCCTTTGTTTGTATTGAACCATAATATGTTGACTCTTCCATCATTCATCTTATGATTATTTTCACCTCCAAGATAAGAAGTAATCAGGGTTGATTTACCAACCCAACTCTTACCAAGAAGAAGAACATTATATACTGGTTTATCATTACAAGAAGTATTATTCATAATAGTACACAACAATACATAATAATATACGATGGTACATGCTAAGTGTTTATTATTATCGATGAGATAAAAATCGTATTATTTCTTTACACGATTTTTTTAATTACAATTATCGATTAACATCGAGTTTTTCTGTTATATATTCATACATGATAGGATCTGAAAGATATAAATTATCGTTACACGCTAATCCTTCTCGTAGATGTTGATTAATTTTCTTCACTGATTTGTAATCTATTCGAATTAATTTATAACCATCTTTTAACGCTTGGATTGTCTTCAATATATCTGCTTCCTGTCTTTGTTTCAAAGGTGGTTTACACAAAGGAACTTCACTATGATGAGTAATCCCATCGTATTCAATAAGAATACTTGGATATAATGGTGAGATATTCATTATCGATAATTGTTCCTGTGAGAAAGATGATATGTCTAACTTAAAATCGAAACGTCTGTTGGGTAACGACGGTATCACTCCTTCACATTCATATGGTATTTTCCATAATCTGAGAAGATCTTGAATTAGCAAAATACCTAATCCAATATCTTTTTCTGTTCCGGGTCTTTGATGAAAACTTCCGTTATTAATGATATTATTATCGGAACAAAGTGAACACCAACTCTTGAGATATTTAACTTTATATAATGAAGTGTTCCATCGATGTCCTCTTTTACATTCGAATGTGAGATCCGAGGCATCTATAATAGACTCTCTAATGCATTTACCTCCATATGAATTAGCAACAATACATGCTTCATTATAGAGAAGTGATTTATCGTTCAAACATTCAAGACAATATCGATGAGGTTCACTTATCAGTTCTTTGAGTGAACGAGTGAATATATGATTATTCTTACATAACCAACGAAATTCTGATGTCTTAGTATTACTATCAGATAAACATGACCCTCCGTTCAGTCTTGCAATTTCTCTTCCTTTGATAACATTATTTTCATTAAAACACATAGGACAAAATCTTGATATTCTCATATTCAAGTTATTTATTGAGTCTATGAATTCGTGTCCATTTTCTAGACAAGACCATCTCAACATAGTGTCATTATTTACGATGTATGTACTCAGTAATATACAACCATTTTCTTGTGCCAGTCTCTCACCAAATGATAGTATGGGATCATTCTCTGAAGTTGAGTTAAACCATCTGTTTTGAACATTAGAATATTTAATATTCTCACAGGAACCTCTTAATTTGGAACTCCTCTTACTATGATGATTTCTACCTCTACTTGGACTCTTGATTATTGATAAGGAATGATCTTTGTTTTCTTCATTAGAAGAACACTTCAAGCAATAATTATTCGATCTTATAAGATCGAAAGGTGTCATATTTATTATATGACCTTTGCAACACTTAACCGTAATGATCTCTTTCATATTAGTGAATGGTTTGCTTAGTATTTCTCCTTTCTTCTCGTCTACTATTTGTCTTACTATACTGTTTTGTAGGGAATAGTCCATGATTGTTTTTGTATCTTATATTTTATTTATGCGATATTTATATATACAATTTTCTGAATAGGCATTATGTGTATATAAGTCTTACACATATAATGTTTTTAATGTAATAAGATGAAATCATTGATACGTTGGAGAATTGTATCGATCTGGATAAAACCCGCAATTCTCCAACGTATCAATGAGTTCATCATTACAATCTAATTCGTCATTGGGTTTCTCATGGTGTACTCTCTTCGGTTGTTCCATCTTTGGAACTGAGATGATGTTAGGAATGGAGATCGCCTGTATTTCGATATCTTGGGAAGACATTTACGATGATGTCAGTGGTAATAAAATTACTAATCATTTCTTTGTATATCATTGACAGATACCTGGAGAACTCAGATAAACAAAATTGGACGTCACTAATGGATGTGAATTATTATTCACATAACCTGGTATCTTGAATTGTAAACCGCCAATGATAAGAAAAACGAAAGTGCTATTAAGACTAAGATCAAGTGAGACTATCTCTATTGTTGATGATTGCATTCCCAATCCTTGCGGACTATATATGGAATAATCAAACACTTCGAATTCTTTAAAGTCGACTGGTTCCTTCGGTAAAACAGAGCCGGAAATATTACCATTGAATTGTAAACACAAACCACAATCAAAATTATCACTATTAATGAACTCAGAGACATAGGCAATGTTAAGATCAGGTGGGAAATTAATAGGTGATGAAGTAGTGCCTTCTGGGATATCATAATAAAAGCTCGTTTCAACAACATTAGTAATAGGAACAGGGCCAACGACAGAACCAATAGTATAGTTTCGCATTGTATAGACAGTAGTAGTGGAAACTTTCACAAAGGGAGTACTCGGTATTGTACCTGAATTGCTAAGAAGAAGAACATCGTTACTAGTTGATATTGAGATAGAAAGAATCGATAGTACAATTAATCCAGAAGAAGCAGCACCATATTGTGTTCCAGGTATATTAGGTGGATTACTTATCACATTAAAAGGAGTAAGAATATTATTATTTGTCAGTGTATAGACAGTATAGTTGGCTTGAATAGAAGGATAAGTTACCGTTTCAAGAAATGCAACCAACATTAGTGATGTACTATTAACGGCAAAATCAATTAGAAGTTTAGTTGAAGTACCTCCAGTTATTGATGTAACGAGAGGATTAGGAATAATTAATGACCAAGTATTAGAATTGTTATTATAATTATAGAGACCATCAGTACATACTGCATAGAGAATGTCTTGTGTTGTATTAGAAGGATTAGTAAAACCTACCATTCTTTTAACTGATCCAGCAGTAGGTATTGTACTTTGTTTTGTCCAAGTAAGATCAGAACTACCAATAAAACCTGTCGCACCAGTTACACCATTAATGCTGCTTAGAGTAAATAAATTAGTTGTAAAATTACAACTACTTGATAAACATTGATCATTAGCAAAGCACGGTTGTCCTGAATTACCAAGACAAATATTATTACCGCTATTACAGGTATAATTGGTAGTACAAATGCCATCCAAACATGAATTAGCACTATCCTCATATAAACATTGACATGCTACATCTCCCGGAAGACAATCATTGTTATTATTATCCAAACAAGCAAGTGGTTCTATACAAGGAACAATATCAGTACAATTAGTTCCTAAACCTATAGCAGCAGTAACACAGAAATTATTATCGCAAAGAAGACCTTCATTACATCCAGCAGTAGGATATGTACCACCTTCTACTGGTGGAGGTGAATTTGGGAAGCAACCAGCATTTAATTGACCACTCACAATACCAGGAGGCTGACAATAAAAGAAGGTTGGTTCACATACAAGACCTTGCTCACATTCTTGTGATACAGTACATGAATCTCCAGCTACTAACCCTCCCGAACAGACACCAGTTGATAAACAATTACCTGAGAGACATTCTTCGTTAGTAGTACATGAGTTTCCCGATTGACCTAAACAACTTAAAAGATAGGTGTTACCATGTGATGGACTACAAACTAAACCATTAAAACATGGACAATTCTGTGATAAATTACCAAACGGTCCACTCACGCAGATACCACTACAATATTGTAATCCAAGATCACAGTCACTAAAATCTGAACAACATGATCCGGGAGCTTGAACACAGATACCCAATGCAGAAGAACAAGTAAGTCCAAATGCACATACTGCACCATCTAATAGACAAGAATATCCAAATGAAAGTGGATTGGGAACAACAGTATTGGGTGGTCCGACGAACGTTACTTTAGTTTGTCCCTGAACGATAACTATAGCTATGATTGCAATGAGAATTATTATCAGCGCTATTATCAAGAATGTTTCAACGCTAAGAAAGGCCATCTATTTATATACTTAATATTAATTTGAATAAGATCCAATGATGTCAATAATAAGAAGACAAGTGCGATTCGAATATTATATAATAGTAATTAAAATAATATATATCATACTGATACATTATCACACATTCTGACCAATAATTAATAATGTCTGTTACATTATTCTTATCATTTAAAATCATCTATTAAAATATGGACCCTGTGGTAATCGTAGCTCTCATATTAGGAATTATCGCGGTCATCGCTATAATCGCCTTTATTATTATTTGGTATACTGACAGAGGTTTCTTATTACAAAATGGTACTCCTTGGGCAATAACGACGGGTTCAGGAGTAACGCAAAGTTTTGTAGCTGGCGGAAATGATGCTTATATTGCTCCATCTGGACAAGCAAGTCTCATTATTCAGAAGCCTAATTTTAATAACACCAATGGTTTAATATTTTTAATTAGTAATCTCAACAATGCTAATACACTTACTGTAAGTGGTGCAACAGGTATTGGTGTCAGTGGAGGAACCGTTGGATCATCTAGTGCTGGATGGTTTATTTGGAATTCAAACTCATCCATTCAAAGAGTGGCTTGATTGATAGATTATCAGTGAATCAATCGAACACTAAATTACATGTAGTATGATACTACATGTAATTATTTTTTTTTTAATCCATATCTGAATCGGAGTCAAAATCATAATGATGAGGAGGGAAAATTCTCGTTTTATCAGTAACATTGATAAAACCATAATTAATGCCAGGAAGTTGATTAGCACTTGTTACACCTAGGTTAATAGAGGGTGCGATCATGATAATCTTATTATAATTAGGAAAAGTAAACCCTCTTCTTTTCCAATGAACAATATCAGGAATAAGATCAATAGATGGATCAATGGACCAATTATCATTACTTTCCATGGTGACAATTGACTTCAAAGCACTGGCAGTGAGATAAACTTCTCCATCAGAAAGGAATATTCGTTCCATCGGAAATGTCTTACTCACTATATTATCGATATTTCCTTTGAGAATAACAATACGATGCCATGATAATATTTCATAATAACCAAAATCACAGATCTCCCAATAATATGCTTTAGATAATCTTTCCTCTGGAGATAATCCTCGTCTCGTTCTTGATGGTTGATTCCTGTCTTTCATATCAATCGCTCGAAGTTTCAATGTGCTGTCATCGATAAGATTTAGATTAACGAGTTTTTCATATTGTCTCAGCGCTAGAACGTCAAATTCATTATCTGAACTTACATCAAGGAAAATCTCAATATCGTTACCAGGATAGATATCAAAGGCTTCATAATTGTGTTGTAAAATTACATTCTCAATATTACCACCGATAGATATCAAGTCTTGTAGATCGTTAGTTATTTTATCCGTGAAAGAGTCATAACGAACAGTGTAAATAGGAGAAAAATTAGATGAGAAGGGGCTTCCTTTATCATAAAAACTATACAGTAATAGTGTACTGGTCAGTAAACTTCCGTCAACTAATGATTCTTTATTAGTGAAGAGCTGTCCCTGTAATTTACATACCTTGAAGGATATTCTCATCATAAGTTTATCTGCTGATAAAATGGAGGGAATGATAAAATTATCTGTTCTTATTCTATTGATATTGTGAAATAGACTCTCTGATACTCTGAATATATAAGGTTTTCTCATATTCAGAGTATCAACCTCTTCTTCATCTCTAATATCATCGACTGCGTTATTATTATTATTATTATTATTATTATTTTGTTTTGCTTTATTGTTAGCGGTGACTTTATTGCTAATGTTGATTTTGATGTTGTTAAATCGAAGTGCTCTGTTCGTTTTCTCCTTTATTACTCTCTTATTTGTGGTGAGTAATGAGAGTTTATCCATGATAGCATAAGCTTTCTTTTTCTCCAGATCAACATAATTTGTAAGTAAGTCTTCTACATTAAACAAATCTAATAAAGTCAGAAGGGTAGAACCAACATTCTTCTCCATATGGAGAAGAGGTAGCAACATTTGATGTTGAATGATAATACGTAACAATTTCAACGAATGTTCATTATCAACAATTAATAAGAATAAGCGAAGAAAATCTTCAATAAGATCTTGATCGAAATAGTACTCTTTAACAGAAGGAAGACATTGAGTAATAATACATCCAAAGAGTGTATCTCTATTTAACTCTTTGTTTGGTTGTGAGATATACTGGAGATTATCATTTCTAATGAAGAGATGAATTTCTTCCAGTATGGATAATATGGAATCCTTGACCACTAATATCTGCGAAATATTTATTTTTCGAATGCATTGATTAAGGAAAGATTTTAGGTCATTCTTCTCACATAATTCTATAAGAAGAAGAGCATCATCACCCATTACTGGAGGTAGTAATACAAGAATATTATCATCCGATTTATATTTCTTATGATCATAAGAAATATTGTTAAGACTATCGAGATGTTGGATACTCTTAACAGTAAGAAAATTACGACAAATACCAACATCGATAATTGAAGGATTTACCCAATGACCGATGACAATATGTGGATATCTTACAATCATGAGAATTTCACCATATTTCTTTCTTACTTCCGCGACAGAAATAGCCGAAAATTTAGTATACATCGACATTTCGATGGTGATATCCATTACTACAAGGTTTCTATTGGCTCTTGTAGATATAAAGAGCCTTGTTAGATTAATTATTTCTCATTTTTATACTTTAATCTTTATCTCAAGAATATTAATCATTCATCTGGAGATCTCACATATTAAATAATAAATCCTGATCAGAAAAATATTAAAATAGCAGGGTAACGATATCTCAAAAAAAACAATGAGATACTATGTAGTAATTAGTGGTCGTAAAACGGGTATCTTTAATAATTGGAAGGAATGTAGAGAAAATGTTATTGGTTACAAGGGTTCTCTATTCAAATCATTCTTAACCATGAAGGATGCTCAATGTTTCCTCGATGTTAAGTCGAGGAAAAGAACAGATGAGAAGAGCACAGAGGTAATAGAGAAAGAAGACAAAATAGACGCAAAAGGATCACTTACTGGTTATAGTCTTCAAAGTTCTGAGATATTGAGAAAAGGTAAAACACCTATTCCAGTACAAGGTAAATCAATCATATATACTGCTGGATCTACTGATGATGGATCCTCAGGTGGAGGGGCTGGAGGATACGGTGTTTTAATAATCAAACCCAATGGTTGTATCGATGAATATTATGGTCCTTATCCTACAAAGAAGAGTAATAATCAACAGAATACTCTCTACGCTATTTACTGTGCTCTTCATTTATGTAAAGATGATTGTCTTATCAAAACTAATAATAAATATGCTATTACTTGTATGTCGGAATTAATGGATACCTGGATAGCAAATAATTTTGAGGGTATTAAGAACACCGAATTAATCAGAGCGACATATGCTGCCATCGGTAAAAGAAAAGTAGAGTTTAAGTTTATCAATAGAGATGATTGTACAACGGATATCTTCAATGAAAGAGTGAAAAGATTAGCTTGTATGGGGAAGGATCAGAATATCTAACTTATAAAGAACCATTTTATATTCACTATATTATCTTTTGACGAGAGTAAATATAAAAATATTATATGTTTATTTCAAAGACATATAATATTATGATACTATGATTGATACTGTAGTTAACTTAATTATCATCCTCATTATAGCATTCCTCTTTGTGTTTGCTCTTTATTGGGAAGTACTTGATTTTGTAAGAGTTGAAGGTATTACTCCAGTGAGAGATATTACTGAAGAAGATCGTATTAAAGCGATATCGAAACTAGCATGCATAGAATACGAGAATGGCGTTGGATGGCGTATTGCTTTTATTGGTGCTACATTAGTAACATTAATTCTCATGTACGCTTTTAATCCTGAAACACTATGTTGGAAACAATGGTTACTTGTATTAGTGATTACTTTTATTATCTTCTACGGATTAGCTTGTTTTCGAATTTATCACTATAATCGATTAATCTGTAATAAAGCAAGACAAGATATGATAATTCTTTAGTTATAATTATTCTTTAGTTATAATTATTCTTTAGTTATAATTATTTTCATATATCACGGAGTAGTGATATATGATATATTAAATAATGTGATATAATAGGAAAGGAAAGGTGATAATGGAGATTTACTGTGAATATTTATCAACAATCGATGAATATATAACTTGGATTTTACTCGTTAAAAATATTATCATGGATGGTTCAGAATTCACTGATGATAAAATATGTCAGATGATAGGATATTTATTTCATAATATTTGTAAGATTGTCATTGATGCAAAAGGAAAACATTTTTACTATATACTCATTTCTTCTACGTGGTGTATCGCAAATAAGAGAGAATTTAGACAATACTTAGTCCGTGGTGCCATTTTGATGCTTAATAATTATTCTAAATTATATGAAGTTACTTTGAAACACGAAACGGAGACTTATATGTTGACTCAGACAATTTCTCTTGGCAAAATAGTACGAAGAATTAAGGCATATTCTTTTTCATTAGTCTTACTTAAGAATGATCATCTGTTATATTCATTGATATAATTATACATTGCTTTTCTTATTCTTAAGAATAAGAAATTTAAAATATCGGAAGGATAATGCCCTCACAATTAAAAATCAAACGAGAATTATAAAACTCTAAATACGGACCATTATCCAATTTAGTAACAATACCGTCTATATTCTGAATATCATCACAGCGAATATCACCAATAATTAAACCAGTCAATAGGTCTGATTTAAGCTTTTCAGCTTCTCGTAATGCCATTACGAGTACAACAGAAGAACCAAGAAAAAGTGAAATATTACTGATCTTCATAATGATATCGCTACCTCCCGGTTTACAATCGAAAGGGCTTAATGTGAAGAGACCAATGTATGATTCATCTTTCTTTACTAACCAAGTAGAAAATGCTGATATATAACTCCTCCATTCTTCCAAAGTTGGAGTAAAGACTAATTTATTAATCGTGGTATTGACATCATTAAGGGATAATCTATTATATGTTTCATATGAAGATATAACTAATTCATCATTCAGAGGATTAATAATGACATTCTTGCAAGTGCAATCATTATTATGATTATTCTTGATAACATAATCGTCATTGATATACTTGCCAGCAATAGATCTATTTATGTCAATTGGACGATACCACATTCTTATTTCTATACTACATTTATGTCTCTGTTTTATGGTAATATAATAGAGATGTTCTGTTTTAAATAACGACCACATATATTTAATACCAAATGCGATAAACTTCATAGTTAAACCTGTTTGTCTGTACTCAGGTTTAACACAGAGATAACTTCCATACATCGATTGTAATTGTTTTATTTCATTGTTAATAGTAATAGAACATCTTATTGGAATCGCTATCATTGACGAGATTAATTCCTTTGTTCCTTCTAAATGAGCAGTAAAGAAGATACATTGAAGTTTCTTTAATCTTTGTATCATATCAAGTGTTAGATATGTAGTACCTCCATGATCCATCTTACCGTGAATAGTGAGTAATGATACGATATCCCTCTGTATGTCAGCATGAGGATTATTCGTTGATGAGAAGATTATTTCTGGTATTTCATTAACAGTAATTGGTTCATCTTTATTAATAGTGATGAGACCGTCTAATTCCTCTACTTTACTTGGTAAATTGTAATCCTTCCAATGAAGCATTTATATTTATATTTATTCTTCTAAATATAAATGCATATTACTATTACTAATGCTGGTTCATTAGTGACAACAAAGACACCTGTTAATACTAACAGCACTATTTTTACACAAGAATTATTACCCGGAGTTATTCCTGACACTGTCTCTATTAAAGGATTATCTAGTGATTCCTCTTTCCCTTTTACCTTAGCGGAACCATTCTCTCTCGATAATGTCAGAGGCTCTCTCGATAATGCCAAAGGAATTATCGCTTGTGTTATCAAGAACGGAAGAGAATTTCAAGGGAAACTTATATCAGTTAATGATAAAAGAGTCGAATTACAATCTAATGACAGTACCTCCGTTATCATTAGAGATTATGATACAATTGCTTACCGAAAAGAAATAATTAATCGAGACAGCTATGTGATTACATTCTCTCTTGATAATATGATAAAGGAATCATTACAAATTAGATATATTACACAATCTATTTATTGGTCTTCTGTTGGTACTATTGAATTATCTGAGAAGGAAGGAGGTTTATTATCCATTATGGCTTATATTTATTTTAATGGAGAGTCGATTAAGTCTTATGTTACTCTTGCTTCAGGTAACATATCTATGCCTATATCATCTTCTATGATGTTAAAATCAAGTCAACAATTATCTGATAATTCAGAATCATTGAAATCCAATTACCATTTTATAGACATTGGACAACTGATAATTACTAATGGTATTAATGCTATACCATTGAAAAAGTTTAGCTTAGATAGTATAGATAGATATTATATCGCAACATCTGAGGCTAAAGAGACAAAGTATTATCTTACCTTTGTTACTCCTGAGTATATACCAAAATGTAATATAATTGTCTTTTCCAAAGATTCACCTGGTGGGGGAAAAGATATAACATTACCGATAGGATCATCTTCTATCTTCGAGAAACAAGTGAATGATAAGGTTGATGTTTATCTTGGAAGTAGTTCTCTAGTAACAGCAGATACTAATATTGAGAGGGAGTCTACTGATAATGCAAATGAATACATTGTTTCTATTAGTTGTATTATTAATAATAGAAACTCCCAGATATCACATGTAATATTCCAATATCCAATCGGAGATGATACTCTCATAGATACTTCTTATACTGGGAATGAAGGAAATACTGAGAGAGAAGAGATAAAAGAAAAAGAATTAAATCAAGGAACATGTCCAAATAATGATTGCGGTATTGATAGTGAGATGGAGGAGAAACTAAACCAAATGTTATTGCAAGATGAGAGAGAATCACAGAAAGATAATATCATAAGAAAGGATAATAATATTGAGTTTCATCTTATGATATCCCCTTCAACGAAGTATGATTTCAAGGTAAAATTAATGATTCGCTCCAAGGAGAAGAAGGGATAGTTCTATTATTAAAGATACATATGAGATTGGGTGGATAGGAATATGTTTACCTTCAAGGACTAATAAGAAATAAATATTACATTATAGCGTAATATTTATTATTAGAAGAGGACTAATAACGAATAAATCATGATTTATTAATAATGGAAGAGGGCTGATTGTGAGGAGTGCTCTGAGGACTAATAACGAGTAAATCATGATTTATTAATAATGGAAGAGGACTATAACGAGTAAATCATGATTTATTAATAATGGAAGAGGACTATAACGAGTAAATCATGATTTATTAATAATGGAAGAAATAATATCGAAAATAACTTCCGCTGTATTAGGATTATCGATTATTTCATAGAGAACACGAGCGAAAGTATTAAAAGCATGGGTTTGCGTCAGATTGGTAAGATCAATATCATAATTACGACCAAATTTCTTATTAATTGCACGCAACGCTTTCTTAATATCTTCTTTTCCTAATCTTTTCAACAGGACGGGTTTTAATCCATTGACTACTGCCATTCTCATCAGAGATTCTACTATATCAACACTGTTATTCTGACAGTTATTCTTTTCTTTTGTTTCTTCCGCTCCTAATATTAAATGTAATCCTGGCATCATACTTGTACGTCCAGCAAGTTTAGTAAGAGTATCTTTTGATGAAGAAGCAACAATGAATAGTTGATCAGTATCAAGTGTTACTCCCGATCTGATAATAGAGAGGATAAATTCCTCCATTATTTTAAATAATATCATCTTATTTGTATTAGAAGCAATTCGAAGTTGTAATAGAACCTTATTTACCTGATAATATTTCGGAGTATATTCTTTGGACAAGAGAAAGTCAAAGAAAGGCTTATTATACCATGTGATCGATTCATCAAATAGACTGCTGATATCACCATAATTTACATCATTGATCATAGGAAGTAATTCAATGAAAGAATAAGCATGATATCTAATAATATTGCTAATATCTTCTCGTGTCAATCCATTAATACTAGTGATGGGGCTAATGTCACCTCGATCTAACAGAATAAAAGGTAATAGTGGTATTGATGGAGAAATCTCATTCCCTCCATTGAGAGATTCTCTTATTCTAAAAATATCGATCAAAGTATTTGTAATACTAGTCGACAGATTAGATTTGGAGCGAATATCACGAATAGTATCGTTGATGTTAGGAACAGATCCTCCAAATCTCAAAGAAAATGTAATAGAAATAACATTATTATTGTGTGACAAGTGATCATACTTCCTATATAAATTATCGAAAGATTTCTTTATTCTTTCGTTAGGATCATCTTTACCTTCTTTCAAGTTAACTAACGTTGTAACAGCAAATTCGGGTGTAATGTTCAAAGACTGATCGCTATTAGAATTAACATTAGTATCAATACTACTCACTACGCTATCTTGTACTACATTTCCTATCTCTACGGGAGAAATAGTCGGAACTATAGAATAAAGGGTCGGCGTATTTAATGTTGGATTTTGTAATGGTGTTAATCGGGCACTTCCAGCGAAAGATGAAAGAGGACTTCCAGATATGGTAGGATTAATATTAGGAGTGATATATGGAGATGGTTCTGGATTACTTATTTCCTCTGGTATACCATTTTCTACTAAAGTGACACTAGAAGTATTTCTAATAGGTCCCGATATTGGTATTACATTAGTCGATAATCTGCTAGGTGATATCGAGGAAGATGTAGATGGATTTGAATTAATGCTGGATGGCAAGGTCTTTGATACTGAAGACAATCTAACCGGACCTGGAGTAATAACATTTGATCGAGGAGATCCATAAATAGTAGTAGACATTCTTTAGTAATTAATTTAAATTAATAAGATATATTTTATCATAAACAACGAAAATTGACATTTAGTAGTAATAGAAGGATACGGTTTTGAAATGGAGAGAATATCCAGAGCCGTTTCTAGTGATTCAATCGAGAATCTTAATGCAGTATTGAGAGATGTTAGAGTCAAATCGATACAAACTTATCTTGAAGCATATGCCTCCAGAGATATACATTCCGACGTGACCATCATGACCATAATGCTCGATAAATTATCTAGTGATCATTATGGTCACGATGATCATGATGGAAAAGAATATTACTCGGGAAACAAATATGTTAAAATTATAAGGGCTGCTTTCGATCAAGTAAGTAAGAATAATCTGAAAATTATGTTGAAACATCCTACATTTACACCTAATGCTAATCTTAACAATTATATTAAAGGTTCACCAAGTGAATGTTTCTCCTTGTTACTGAATAGTGAGAAATTTGGAGCTAATCAGGATACTCTTGATGTTCTTTTCGGGGATAATAATCCTGATAAGATTAACATGTATATGAAATCGTCGAAATTTGTTGGGTTGATACCATCACGAGAAGGAGTAGGAAGACTAGCAAAGAAGTATCATGGATATCATGCTAGTCTTTCTATTCTTTTTGATGATGATAGGATTGATCTCTCATCGATATCAAGTGACAATTTAAAGGAATGGGTTTCGGGAAATCAGAATATCATACTGGATGTACTGAAGAGAAGAATACCTGATATAATTAATCCAATGATACTTCACAAAACAAAGCAAAATATCGTTACTAATTCTTTCTTTCAAAACACTTTGAAAGCCATTGCGCATAATTAGTATATTTGATTATAAAAATAATGATGGTTAGTTGTTCTCAAATGGAGAGTACTATCATAAAACGAGAAGAAAATGTTAAATCTAAAGGTGTTCCGCGTGATGTATATGTTACTGAACTTACATTGTTTGAAAAAGAAAGATATACTAATACCAATATGAATGTTATCATTACTCCTGTCAAGTTGACAAGAAAAGATAAATAAAAATAATAATAAATGTCGCAGTATGTGTGACATTTATCGTACAAAATATGAGAATCGTGAAAAACAATTGATGGTATCTCAGATCAATTGTTTTTCACGAATTCTCATATCGATAATTCAGAGTATATCAAGCGATTAACAGTAATTCCTGTTAATCACATTAGAAAAATATTTTATATATCATAAGAGTCATAAGATTTCATATAATGACGGAATGAACATCATTACAATATTGATTGATAAAAATATGAAAAATAGTCACCGATAACTAAATAATAAATTACCTGATGAGAAAAGACATGATGGAAAATCTTTATATGAATAACGTTCTTCTTTCTCCTTCTCCCAAATTAATTGCTGCTTTCAGAGAACAATATGAAGAATTAACCAAGTTCTTCAGCAAAGAATCTATTTCAGAAGAAGTGATTCGTACTTTCCTTGCTAACGCTGTTCTGAGATCCCAATCTAGCTCAGACCCTGTCGCTGTTAAGACATCCAGTAAACGCATTGATCTTAGCAATGCTGTTCCAATCGATTGTAGTAAAATGATGAGAATTGATGTTACCAATGCTGTTCCACTCGATTATAGTAAAGCAATGAGAAGAGGTCCTTCTGTGGTGGATCGTTATCTTGAATCAACGGAGAAAACATCTGATGAATTACAGGTTTTCGATGTCGGTAATCTCGAAAGAGGGGACCCAGATAAATAAAAACAAATGTAAATATATACACTGCTCAGTGTATATATAATAAACGATATTAATGATTGATGGGCTAAGTATAATACTAAAATGGAAGATTACATTAAGATTGTTCTTACTTCTCCTTCTAATGAGGTAATAAATGCTATTAAGAACCAATGCAATTCAATCATGGGAGTTAGCGTAGAAGAGATGACACAAGAAGATATTATCGATTCTCTTCATCATATTATTATGTTATATAACATCCAGAAGAATTGTGATAAGAAGAGAGATAAATCTGAACAGGTTAGTTGGTATGAAGACAAGACAGCATGCACACTATCTTCATACCAACCAACCATACAAGATATCGATAAAATTATACAAGAAGTCGATTAAAAACTTAGTAATTACTAAGTTTTTTTAATAATACCTTATTAGTTCGGATCCACGAACATACTTTTTGTTACTGTATCTGGTCTTCCTATTGAAGAAAGATAGTGCACTTTTCATGATTATATCAATATAATTATGTATTAATAAATAAAATACATAATTATATTAAATATTTTATTTGTTGTTCATTAGTCAGACTAGGCAAACATACTTTTTGTCATCAGAAGATCTCTTCTGATACTGGAGACATCTATATGTTTTTATTTATTCCTAAATATTTAGGAATAAATTGGTTTAGTATTATTTTTATCTCATTAAATGATACATGGAACACTCTCTGATATAGTAAAATTTCTTATTGAAGAGTTCTCGACAGTAACATCATCGAGATTTATAATAGCCTTCCCACACATGATAAGAGCAAAAGATGTATGGATTATATTTAAGAAAGTTTTCTGTGTTATATCCATCAATAAACGAGATGATTGTTATAACTTATTATTAATTTGGATAAGATTGGCACTCACCAGAGATTTCCTTCAAGAAAAATCGATGATAAGATCTCTTGTTACTTTCATTGAAGGAATACCTCGAAATAAAGGTAATATTGTCAAATTAACGTTATTATCACAAGCAAAAGATAGATTACCATTCAGAACTATGTTATCTTCCAATAGATTAAGTAGAAGTGTTAGTACTATTAGTACAGGGACTGCTAGTACAGGAACTGCTAGTACAGGGACACCAGAATCAGATACTGATAGATTCTTAGATGTCGATCTATTAAGCGATAGATTAGAGAATGTTATTGGAAATAGATCATCATATAATATCTATGATCCTGAAAGGATATCTCTTCTCAATATCAAAAAGAAGAGATTAGCACAACACCTAACAATCGTTGATTTTGAAATCTTTCTTAAAATTTCACCTAGTGAAATTTTATGTATGACATGGAAGAAGAAACCTGAAGAAGGTCCTAATGTTAATTCAATGATAGAAAGATCCAATCGTCTTGGTTTCTGGGTTGCTACTCAGATATTATCTCAGGAAGATGAAAAAGAAAGAGGTAATATTATAGAGTATTTTATTGGCGTCGGTATTCTTCTCCGTAAGATGAACAACTTTAATGGACTGATGGGATTGCTATCAGGTTTGAATATGAATACTGTTTCGAGATTAAGACTTTCGTGGTCTCTAGTCTCCGAATCTTCTAAAAGATCTCTAGAAGAATTAAATAGTTTGATGGACGCAATGAATAATTATAAGAACTATAGATCAGAACTTTCTACCCTAACAGAATCATGGTCGGGAGTAGGAAAATCTCTTATCATTCCATTTCTCGGTATCTTTCTGAGAGACATTACCTTTATTGATGACGGTAATGCTAATATGGTAGGTGGTCTTATTAATTTTAATAAGATCGAATTAATTGGAACTATCTTATATAATATCAAGTTATATCAGGATGTTCGTTGTAAATTTAAATGTAAACCATTGTTGTATAATTTTGTTACCAAATTACCAACTCTCTCAGATGATATGTTATATAATCTATCTGTTCTTCATGAAAGGAAAAATAGTATTTAATAAGAAGAAGACCACAGAGATATTTGTACTATACCATAGGACTGACGAAAGGGGACCAATATAGTAATACTAGCATCCTCTCTTCTTTTCTTTATTATTTGATAGTCCTTCTCAAGACAAAAGAACTTTATCGTTATCACACCAACCAAATTATCTCTTTGTGTATTGTAGTTTTGTAGGATATCCCTTACTATATCCATTGTATATAAACCTTTCTCTATATAGAGAAATATGTTGTATATTTTTGTATTGTATAAACCATGAGTAATATGACGAAGTGTATCATCGTCGATGCTAACATTGGCATCAAGATAGTATTGTATATTGTGATCGAAGGAATCGATATGACGTGAGACAAAATCAAAGATTTCTTTCGAGTCAATATTGATATAAATGTCGGATATTCTCAGAATATCTCTAAGAGATCGTATATATGAAGATTTCATTATACGATTCTTGACATAAAGTATGTTCTTATTATTCTTATTAATCGATATACCGAATACGCGATAATTACCTTCGTATAGTAATACACGAAGGGGAATTCCTCTCTCCGTCACGCTCAATATATTACTAAGAATTTTAATGTTGTTTAATGGCATACCGAGTTGTTTTCCCATAGTTATTGTCGTCGATAATTTCCTAGCTCTCATATTTGTTATTAATAATGTCTTTACCCTGACACCATGTGATATAAAGATACTCTTGGCAAAAGGGTAATATGAGGTGCAATTGATATATCCGATACTCTTAAGTGATAAAAGAGTAATTTCTCTCATACCCTTCGATAGTATCAGGAATGACTTAATTATATTAATATTTTTATTTGTATTATAGTAAGAAATAAAATACGACAGGATATCACGAGGTAAATCCATTTATTATAATGACAATCATACTATATACGTTATAAACTATACTGTTAGTATAGTTTATATGTTTTTAATCAAGCATAAGAAAGAGACAATACTCTCTCGGTTTCTCTAGCTTTATCACAGAGGTACTATTACGATATGGGAACATGATTCTTTCCCATTTATCCAATGATAAATCACTACGAAATGTAATATCAATGTAGCCATAATCCTTGTAGCGAGAGAAAATTCTAGCCAAATTAAGTAAATATTTTTCTCTAATAGTGTCGTCGTCATCATAATCAAGATGTAAATAGACAGCATTAACACCATTTCCCATGATCCATTCGATAAGACGATCATAGAAAGATACTGGAAACAATCCTGATTTTCCAGCCTTCCATGTGGAAGAATCACTTATAACGAATCTCACCGTTTGATCCTTGAAGTGAGATTCGTTATGAATATTAGATTTTATTAGAGTATTAAGTTTAACTAGAGTATAATATCCTACATTCAACGAAAAATACACTGATATATTAACACATATCAGCGATAGTGTATCTAATATATCGCTGAATTTATCGAATGCTCTGTCAGCACTAAAATGTGTTATAGTGATTCTCTTCAATGAAAATTCAGCACTAAATGTAAATCTTCTATCATTAGGCATATTTAGAACAAGTGTTATAGGACATTTATATTTCAGAACCATGGACCATACTGATGGTATTACATTGACATAATTATCTATCGATGTTGTAAAGTATTCACAATGAATATTACCTAACGATATATTAGATATATCGTCCTCGTCCTTAATGGTAATATGTTTAACCCTTAACTTCTTGAAATTCTTAACGAAAGAATAATAGCTAAATATTGGAAGGAAAACCAACTCTTTCAATAATAAACTTCTTATTCTCTTACAAGTAAGGAGAAGGGAGCATATTGTGGATATATCAGAGCAGTGATTGAAAAGATATGCCTGAATACTCTCTGGTATATTACACAATTCCATTTAATATAATGCGCATGTACTACTAGTACATGCGTATATCATTTTTAAATTATTTATAAGAGGGTGGCGAGATCAAGATACCAGACTTGTGAATTCCATAAATAAAATCCAGTACCTTCTCCGAGAACACAGTCGAAGTAATAACCTCCAATAACATATAGTTTAGTACCGACCATAGCATACGACATTCCTTTGAGAGGATGAATAAGATGATCATCAACACTAACAGGAACAAATTCCCTATTATTATATCTGACATCATAGATTGATGTGACAATAGTAGCATTGTCACCATTACCCGTGAGATTATTTAGACATCTATCACCAAAAGAAATATCACCACCAAAAGACACAAGATAACAACCAACAGTACCCTCTGCTGTGGCAGTTCTATCAGAAAGAGCATTTCCAGAGACAAATTCCCATGTGTTAGACGCTAACTTAAATCTCCAGATATCTGTCAGATTGTATACGAATGATGCCAATGGAGGGAAATCACCATTATGAAGATAGATTGAATTCTCCTCTTCAACATAGGTAAAAGGAGCATCAAATCGAGCTCCTGGAGCAGAACCGGGTGCATCATAGGAACCAGCAGTATTATTAGTTAACTGTTCCCAAATATTGGCATAAATGCTGTATCGCCACACATCATTAAGACCATTGAAGGATCCATCCAAGCCACCTTGGAGATAAATAAAATCTCCAACAATAACCATAGAAGGACCAACTCTTATTCCTGGATTTACTGATAAGACGATATTAGTGTAGGTATTGGTATTTCGGTTGAAGCGAATGAAATCACCGAAAAGAGCAACAGGAATCAGCCCGCAGATAACAGTAGTTCCACCATAGATAAAATCAGAGTTAGTGGCCGCATGAGAAACAAATCCAAAATTC